CATCTCTTTCCAATTGGAACATAAGGCCTTTAAATCTTTCAACAGACCATCTACCATTAGAGTCTGTGTCAAGGTCAAATATACCAGCGGTTGTTGTGTTAATAGCAGCGTGTGAGTTGTCGTTATCAGCAGCGCCGACTTCAGCAGTTCTGTAAACTGTTCTAACTACTTCTCTATTGATTTCCGCAAGGATCTCAGCAGATAAGATGTTTGATAATTCAGTTTCAGCGTCTAAACCGTGAATTGCTTTAAGGTCCTGTGCTAATTCCATAGTGTACTCAGCCTTTAATGCTCTGCTTTTCGCAGTAACCGTAGATTTCTCAATTGAGAAAGCCATCTCAGCAAACTGATTTCCAGTAGCATCCCCTAGTGCTTCAGCACTAGCAGTTGTCATACCTTGACCTCTACTATAATCAGATGAACCAGCAGAAGCGTCATTTAATACGCCTGGGTTAGTTCCACCGTGATCTGTAGGTGTAGCAGTTCCAGAAGAATCTCCAGCAGCATTTCTGCTTGAGAAATCTGTATCTGCTTCATCAAATAAAGCTTCGTTTCCGACTTGTGAAGTATATCTACTTCTCATTGCAAAGATAAGACCAGTTGGTCCAGTCATTGGCTGAACACCAGCAATATCGTATGCGATAAGATTTGGCATAGCTCTTCTAACTAGTGAAATTAGGATTGGATCCCAATTTGCTACTGAAGAACCAGTAGAGTTTGTAGGCGCTGCTTCGTTTAAGAAACCAGCGTCTTCTTTCATAGCTCTTTCTTGGTTTTCCAAGATAGTAGCTGTAACGGCTCGTCTGTAAGAATCACTAACTTTTGGTAAGTCAGGGTGTTCTAGGACAGGCTGCCATTTTTTTTCGTATTGTTCTGATAAATACATTTGTTTTTATCTCCCTCTATATTAATTAGATAACTTAATATCTTTTGTTTTACTTATAGCGGCACTATAAGCAGCCATTGCATTAGTTAAATCCTGAGGTTGCTCAGCATTTGACTCTGCCGCCACATCATCTATCTCACTAGTTGATTCTTTTTTACCAAAATAACTCTCTTTAATAGTTGCTACTTTAGTTTTAAAATCTTCTTCGTTTGAATATTCAACTTCTTCGGCTAGTTTATTGAATTTTTCTTTTTGAGTTTCAGCTAAATCTTTAGACGCCTCATCTATGATGTCTTGTCTTTTGAAATTGCCGTTCTCTTTAGATAATTCAACATTCTTTTCTATTGATTCGTTAAGTTTTTTGTTTAACTCCTCAATTTTAGAAGATTGATCTTCTAATACATTATATTTTTCGTCTGGAACATCAATATAATGGTCTTCAAATAATTTTTTTAGACCACTAATAAAGTCCTCAGCGATTTCACCTTTGATTCCTCTTTCTAAAGCAAGTTCGTTTTCTTTCATCCACTCTTCCACTACATAAGCAAGGTAAGAGTCAACTTTTTCAACTAACTCATCTTTAGATTTAGAAGTTTCTTCGGTTAATTTCTTGTCGTAATCTGCCTGCATATCTTCAGCGATTTCTTTTACTTTAGATTTAATCGCAGCTTCAAATACAGTAGCAGCTTTTGTTTTAAATTCTTCAGATAATGAATCATCTCCAGCGACAAGAGCGTCAATGTGTTCTTTAACATCTATCTCTTTTTTCTTTTCATCTTCAGATTCAGACACATTAGCAGTTTTTTGGTCAACTTCTTTTTTTGCGTCTTTCTCTTTAGATACTTCACCAGCGTCTAAAGTTTCTTTGACTTCTTTGTCAGATTCTTTGTCTGCTGATTCTTCTTTTTTCTTATCAATTGCTTTTTGTAAAGCAGGTGGTAAGTCGCCTTCTTTGATTTCTTTATCTTCCGAGTCTTTGTCAGTTTCTTTAGCGCCTTCTTTTTTCAAAGTTGGCATTGGATCAGGTGCACCTTCTGATTTTTGAGGTGCTTGTCCAGAAACTTCTTTAACTTTTTTTGTTGCGTCAGGATTGCTGTCTGTAGGTTTTACTACAGCAGGACCTAAATCTTCAGCATCATTTTTTAATGGTGAAGGTTCAGACGCCACAGCATTCTTTTTAGGAGCGTCTGGAGCCGTAGCTTCCATAACTTCTTTTACTGTATCCGCAACGTTTTTTTCGTTTTCGGCCATTGAAATCTCCTCTTTAATAGTTAAAACTAGTTTTAATTAATTAATTGTTAATATTTATAAAACTAGAGATTTTTAAGAAAGTTTGTAAAGACTTTAACCTTAGCTTCTGCTAAAGCGTGTCTTTTCGCACTTTCAATTTCTCGTTTCCAAGCTTCAATATTCTTTTCTACGAGTACTCCGTTGTTCCATACCCACTCTTTACTCTCCATAATACCTTCTACGAAAGCGTCTGGAGCGCTAGGGTCTGCAACTATGTCGGCAGCAGTTGCTAAATAAAAGTCATCTTTTACATAGTTAGCACCACCTCTTTGTTCTAACGAACCCATACCTCTACTAGATACACCCAATTGAGCGCCTTCGTCAATAAGACCTTTTACAATCTTACCGTAAGGTGTGTTCATTATCTTTGCTTCACCGACAAAATTAGCACCCTCTGGAGCGAGTTTTGTAATCATATGACTAACTCTTTCCAGGTTTACTGTTGGTCCGTCAGGATGTCCTAACTCACCAAATGCTCTTTTTTTGTTGATAAATTCTGCGTTATATCTTGTTACTTCCTTGTTCAATATGTCTTTTCCATAGACACGCCCATTTCTATTTTTTATGTCGGATTGTAAGAAGATACCTCTAATTTTATAATTTTTCTTACCGTTTGATTCTTCTATTAGGTATTCTGCGTTTTGGATTTCTTCGGATATTAATTTCATTTATTCTCTCTCTCGTATATTTATAACTTTTTTTATCTAAACTCTACTAAAATCGTGTAATTATCCCCAACCACAAAGTCCCTTGTAGAGAGTAAAACATCACCTGTTGGTGTAGTTGCATTGTTGCCAATAGAGTTTCCTGCTGTACGCAAGTCCCAATAACCTTGGCCAGCCAACAATACTCCAGTTGCGTTAGTAGCACCATCCCATAACAATTCTACGCAAGCTTTCTTACTTATTGCGTTAACTGAAAACCAAATCTTTGCAATTTTTCTATTTGCGTCTTCGGTCATAAAAGTAGTTTCCGAAGCGTCTATTTTTTTAACTAAAGATTCACCAGAACCGTCTGATATGTTAGTCATTTTAATAACATATTTTACTCCAGATGTGTCTGATAATACTTGTGTTGATACTGTATCTGCCATTTTATTTCCTATTGTGCGTCATAGTAGTTTTTAGAAAGTTCACCTCGTTCAACCGTTGTGCCTTTCTTTCTACATCTAACATAAGTTTGTTCTACCGTTCCAGTTCCAGGTCTTGTATAACTTCTTATACCACCTGAATATGTTCCAGCGGCGTCTGAATATGTATTAGAAGCCGTAGCAGTATTTTCATATTGCCAAACACTATTTGATCCTGGTACATCTACCCACGCCATTTTATTCCTCTATTTGTTCTTTTAGTTCGTTATCAAAGTATTCTTCAATATCGTCTTTATTAACATTATGATGATCTGCAACTTTACTAATTGCATTTTCAAAACTGACCACCAAACTTCCTTCTTCATTCTTAACTAATTTAAAAACATCATTGATCGCCTCTTTTAAAACTGGCGTCAAGTTGTTAAATGAATTACTATTAAACGCCTGTTGCGTCTGTACTAGCTGGCTGACTTTCTGCATTTGATACCTCTGGTGTTTCTGGTTGTGTTTCTGCTCCTGTAGGTTCAACTTGTCCATCTTGTGTAAAAGTACCTGTACCTGCGATCTCTGGTTTTGGATCACTATGGGGTTGTGCCTGGAACATATTCCCAGCAACTTCTTGTCTTTTAGTATCTAATTGATCTCCAACTTTAGCTCTTAATGCGTCTTTAAAAGCATCGCCAGCACCAACCATATCGTTTTTCGCCATCTTGTCTATAAAGTTTTTTACTTCTTCGCTCATATTTTTCTCCTATAATAAATCATCATTGCCTGTTGTTTGTACTTCAGGTGATGATATGATACCGTCATCAATTTCTTTTTTGATTTCAGCATCCATTTTTTTAATTTCTGCTTCTGTTTGTTTTAATATTTTTCTTCTAACATAATTAACTGAAAAATATTTACCAACATAATCTCTAACTTCTCTTGCCAAGTTTAGTCTTTCTCTTAACATTTCAGTATTCTTTAATTCTGCAAAGTGACCATCTTGTAAAAAGTCGTAGAATATACTATCTCTAACTAAAGGCCATTCTATTTCAGATATAACTCCTTTAATTATTAATTGTGTTCTTAATAAATCATTAAACAATTCAGTAAATTTTTTTCTTAATCTGCCTACAAATTTAGTAAATTTCAATTCATCTCTACTAATTTCACTAGCACGACCAAGATTAAAACCTTGACTTGCCTCTAATCTACTAACAGGAACATTTAAACTTCTATAAAGTTTTGCTCTAAAGTATTCTATGTCTGCTATCTCACCTAAATTAGCACCACCTGGAAGTGTAGTAATATCTGTTCCTCTACCACCTTCTCTACTTGGTAACCAAAAGTCTTCAAGCATAGACATATAGTTTCTGTCATCTCTTATTTCTCCTGTTGAAGCGTCATAAACAAGTTTGTTTCTGTATCTTGCCATAACATCTCTTAAATAAGATTCTGCTTTTGCCTTAGGTAAATTACCTACATCAATCTTAAATATTCTTCTTTCAGGTGCTCTTGCGATTCTGTAAATCACAGCAGCGTCTTCAATCATTCTTAATTGATTGACAGGTTTAATTGCCTTATGTAAATAAGATAATATTAAACCATTCTTATTCTGATCTATCATTCCTGATGGACAAAATGCAATAGTGTCCACAGCAACTTTAATTCCTTGTACTGAAGCTGCACCTTGTATACCTCTTTCGTTGTACACAAAATACTCAACAGTTTCATCTGCAATATTAATGTTAGTAGGAGAAATCATACCTTCAGGTCTTCTCTTTCTAACTTCTCTAATTTTTTTTACTTTTCTTGGATCAAGGTATTTTAATTCTGTAATACCGTTCTTTGTATTTTCAGCGTCAATGACCTTTTGAAAAAAGATCCTTCCATCAACATACCATCGTCTAAAGAGGTCGTGTCCTCTTGTATTAAATTGTAATAGTCTTAATACTTCAGCAAATTCTTGTTCTATTCTTACTTTAATTTTTGAAGAATATTGTAAATCATCTGTAATAACTTTTACAGATTGTTTGTTTTCGTTTGAAGTAATTGCCTCATTAACAATATCCTCAATTGCCATATCACATTCTGGATGTAAAGCAATTTCTCTATATCTTCTAATTAGATCCTGCTCAGTCTTAGCAGTACCTTCCATATCAAGGTAACTACCAAAAAAACCACCAGCGGCAACTACTTGTGTGCCATCTTCAGCTGCTGGTTGACTAAATTGTTGTTTTGGATCTGTTTGTGGTTTAACTCGTGTAATATTAAAACCAAATAACTCTGCCATAATTTATTCCTTTGTTTTCTATAACTACTTATAATAGTTTTAAAAGGGCGCTTTTGACGGCGCCCTTTAATTTATGTACTATGTTGTAGTATTTGTTTCAAAATATTGATATTGAAACGTAACTCCAAAAGTTTCCACAGCGTCATTTTCTGCATAGTTTAAATCTATTGCAGCTACTTCCGTAGGATATGCGCCTCTTAATGTATAAGATTTTAATGTATTACCATTTCTATCCAACTGGTCTACAAATGCGTCAACTTGATAGTCAACTGGATTTGATAAACCCTCATTGTCAGACATATTATTGATACCATTCTGCCATCTTTCAAAAGCATTTCTTAACTTGAAGTTAGTATCATTAAGAACAGTTATAGACCAATCTGCGAAAGTTCTATCACCTGCTACTTTAATTTGTCTTCCTCTAAATGGAACATTGATATTTGCTATCGTCATTCCAGGTATTTGAGCTGTTGTACATAGAAAAGCTAAGTCTTCTATTTCTCCACCAACTTGTGCGTAACCAGGAAAAGGCATTGTTACCTTAAACTGATTGGCTCTTGCGCCACCGCCAGCAAGTTTAGCTTTGAAGTCATTTATGTTTGCCATTTTATTATTTCTCCTCTACTAATTACCCTGCCACTTCTTCAAAAGAAACGCCAGTTCTGGTTGCGACAAAAGATAAAGTGATAAAGTTGATACTTCTTGCAGGTTTCACAAAGATTTCTGCAATAAATTCATTTCTATCAATTACTTCGCCAGTGTTGTTAGTTTCATCACACACTACTAAAAAGTCTGTGATACCACGTCTACCTTGTACTTCTCTTAAAAAAGGTTCTACAATGTTTCTAAAGTTCGCTCTTGTAAATTCGTCATTAAATTCAAAGAGTTGGAATTTAGAAGCAGTTGCTACTGCCTTTTCTAAAATGATGAACAATCGTCTAACATTGATTCTATCAAAAGCACTCGGTGATGATAAACCAGTTTTATCTCCGAACAATACTGTTCCTTGTCCTGAGAAAGTTGCAACTGGATTTACTCTACTTGTGTAAAGGTCATCTCTTTGTGTTTTTGTAGGGTTGTATGCTAATTTAGCAGCGCCTCTAATTACACCTCGGTTTAATCCTGCAGGTGAGAACCAAGCGTCAGCTAAAATGTCTGTTCTAGCAGCCAATCCAGCAATGTCTCCGTTTAATGGTACAAATCTGTACACATCACTATATCTGTCATAACAATATTTGTAACCACTATCAAATACAGCATAACTAGTTGATCTGATTCCATTAAAGAAATCTACAACATTAGCAGTTTGTGTATTTGAGTTAGAAATATTAACAACATCACTTCTTTGAGGACTTGCAAAGACTACGCAGTCTTTTCGGTTCTCAGCGATAGTAATTAAGTTATCAATATGACTAGCAGAACCACTAGGTCCAGCAATTATTAATCCTACATCAACTGTATCAGCGTCATTAAACAGTTCGTAACCTGCTTTTAATTCGCCGTCAGTAGAAGCAGTACCGTCTAATCCACCAGATAATGATTCACTTGATGGTACATCAACAGCAGTAAATGTTGTTCCTGCAGTTGTGTTACCCCAATTGGTACCAGAAGTGTTATGATCCATCCAAAATATATAATTAGATTTATTACTAATTACTGTTGGGTAGTAGTTAACATCTCCTTGTGGTGATTTTGCGTCAGAAGCTTTAGAAAGTTTAGAATAAGATTCTAAAACTGTTCCTGGTACTCCTGAAACTGATCCGTCTTCGTCAATAACAACCACGTGTATTTCATCGCCAGAGCCTGATCTTGTAGAAGCATAAGAAGAAGTTCCTGGAGCGCCATCAACTTGATCTGCGTATCTCCATTTTCTTTTGATTCTTGCGTTATCAGCAACAGCAGTTATTAATCCGCCTTCGCCTCTAGGATGTTGTACAATAGTTACAACCGTTGAAGTAAGGTTAGTTACTCTATATTTTTCACCAGTAGTGAAATCTACTCCAGCAGCAGTTGTAGAAAACTCAATGACGTCGCCGACATTAAGGTAACTTGTTGCGTCTGAATCAACAGTTATTGTTGTATCTCCAACAGCGGCACCGCCGTCTAGTTGTTGAGATGTGGATGTTGTTTGTTCAAATGCCGAAGCACTTGGACAAGTTACTACTTTAAGACTATTACCCCAAGCACCCGCTGATCTAGCAGCGAAAGTACCTACTGAACCTTGTCCAGTTGAATAATTATCTTCGTAGTCTTGTTTGTTTTTTACTAGTAAACCACTGCCACCAGCAGTTGCGTTTACTTGGTTTGTTTGGCTAGCTCGTACTACTCTTAATGAGTTAGAATATTGTAGAAAGTTAGCAGCGCTGAAAAAATACTCAAAGTTATTTGTATCAGGTTTACCAAATGTATCTACAAGTTCTTGTTCACTAGAAATAGAAACAACTTCGTCTAAAGGACCTTTGCTGAATTGTCCAGCAAATGCACCGATTGAAGTTGATACTGCAGGAATGATTCTTGTTAAATCTCTTTCCTGTACGAGAACACCAGGTGATACTTGAAATGCCATAAGTTATTCTCCTCTAATTAGCTAATTTAGTTGTCATTTTATTCAAAACTCGTATTATTCATACGCCCATATTTAAATTTCAATCTTACTGATATTTATAATAGATCAAAACCTAGTGGTTTTTACGAACCACAGGTATCCATCTATCTCCATATTCATCTACCGTTTCTTGTTCCTTTTCATTTATGCCGTCATCTACAAAACCAAATGGCGCCATATCTTGTTCTATCAAATTTTGTTGTTCAGCATACATCTGCATACGAGCATTTTGATCTGTCAATTCTTTGAAATAACCTTGGTTTGATACCCAACCAAAGATAACTAAGCACATCATTAAATCATCATTGCTACCGTCCTCAGCCTGCCAGGATTGACCTTTCTTGGCAAAAGTTGACATCTCCTGTATAATTTTAAAAGAGTTAACTACCAACTTGTCTCCTTCAATAAGTGTCTTTATGTTAGCACAACCGACTTTCTTTGTTGCCTTTGTCATACGCATACCTAGAGAAGAACCACGACCACTAAACATAGCACCTAGTATTTGACCAGCACGACCTTTTTGAGTACACATTAATACATTAGGATATTCTATCTCGTATTGTAGTGCTTCTGCTATCTGTTGTCCTATATCATTAACCTCGGTTAATATATGTGCATTGTTATATCTCTTTGCTATTTCAGATATTATATTAGGAAATATAAAAGGTTTTACTTCATTGTTTTTATAAATTGCAACAACTTTAAATGGCATTTTAGTTACATCAAACACTATAAATGCTGAGTAATCTTTTTCTACACCTCTTGCGACATCAACGGTAACCACATATGTACGACCTTTAACAGGTTCCTCAAATTGATCTACACTTCCTTTTGATATTTTAGGTGGCTCATAAGTTAATGCTTTAATTTTTGATGGTGAAATAAGAGTGTTAACAGAACCTAAAAACTCACATTCAAACTCTTGTTGAAATTGCTCAGGTGATGTATTTCTAATTGTTTGTTCTTTCCATTCTTCATCTCTACCAGGAATCTCTGACCAATGTACCTCAATAGGTATATAATCGTTTCTTTTCTTTTCAGCGTCAATCCATAATTTATAAAATTGATTCATACCATAAGGTGTTGATACTATAATCATTTTTGTTTTTTGTCCTGAAGATATTGTAGGATAAACGGAACTAAAAAACATTTCGGCAATGTTAGTAGGTACGAAAGCAAACTCGTCAAGGAATATTATATTATAAGAACCTCCCCGAATAGCACTTGAAGATGTGGCAGCGGCGACAATGGTTGATTTGTTTTCTAATTCTATATTACCTTTGTTCCAATTGATAACACCTTGTTGCATCCATTTTGGTAAATTTTCATATGCAAGTTGAAGTCTTCCTAATATATCTCTAGCAGTAGAAGATTTATTGGCAAGTATAGCAACATTTGTATTTGGATTAAACATTGCATAGTGCATTAAGTAAGCAACCGTTGTAGTTGACTTACCTGATTGTCTAGGCAGTTTGCAAATTGTAAATCTGTTTTCGTGTATTGTATGAACAATCTTCTTTTGAAAATCATACATCTTAAAAGGTATAAGACCTTCATCCAAGGAAACAATTCGCATATAAGTTTCCATAAAATATATTGGATCATCAGCACACTTTTGATATTCTACTATTTGTTCTTTAGTAAACTCAACTGGTGTGTTAGCTTTCTTTAAATTAGGGTTACCTAAATATGCGTCTGTTATACTCATTCTTTTTGTCCTGGTTGACGGACATAACCCATCCAACCTGTTATTATATATTTATCATATGTCTTTGAAATTTGTCCTCTATGTGTATGTGTAAAGTCAGTTGGCCATATTAAAGTTAAACCTCTTTGAGAAAGAGAAGTTATATTTTGATATTTAAAATGTGTACCTGCATTTGGAACATCATTTAAATAAGTCATCCATACTAGACAACGATTTTCCATCTTTGATGTTCTTTCACAATGCTCAGCAAAATATCCTCCACCTGGTGAATAATGTTGTATGTTTGCACCTTCTGTCATTCCATACTGATTAAACCCTTTAACTTCTGGATATTTTTCTTCATATAAAGAACAACAATCTTTTAATACTTTTTTATATGCCACAAATCTTGGTTCATCCCAATCAGGATGTATACCAAGATCAACTGAATCTTTATTATTTTTGTTTACATTATAAGGTCCACCTATAACACCTTGTTTTTGATGGTCTTTATTTTCGTTAAATAAATCTATAAGATCATCACATATTTGTGGATCAATATACCAACCTGCAATAAAACTTTCATAAGGAAATTTATGTTCTCTCATTATTCTCTTCCCATTCTGATCTAACTTTTTTCAAAAAACTTACTCTACAATCCTTATTTCTAATTTTATCTTTTTCATCTATCCACGACCACGCTCTGTAACCAATCTCTTCCCTAAAACCTATATCATATTCGTCAACATTAGTAAAGTGTAAAGACTCTGCTATATCTAATTTATCGTTGAGTGTTATTTTTGCTAGTTCGTATAATTGTGTGCTTAATTCTTGTGCAATCTCTCTACTATCCGCAAATAAAAATCCAGAGAACATTCTTGTTCTTCTAAAAGTAAAATATTCTGCACCTACTATTTTACTTCCATCATATATGCCTGCCCACCATTTAGGATTCTTATAAAATCCTTCTAAATATTTTCCTGTATAATCTTTTTCATTACCTCTTAAATGAAATCCATCTTGCATAAAAAGTCTATAATTTTTCCATAGTTCAATGATTCCTAAATTTTGGTCGTTTTCAGATAAATCAGGAAATTTATGATTTGCAATGTAAGTTAGAGCTTCGTGTTGTCTAATCTCTTTAACTTTTAGGTGTGATGTCTTTGAAGTTTTTGTCATTATCATTCTCACTTTTTCTTTCACTATTTGTTTCAACAGTTTTTTTATTTAACATTTTTTGTAGTTCAGCAGTAGAACCTACGAATAAAGCATTTTTAATATTGGCATTTGTTTTGCCAGGCACTTCTTTTAAATCTTTTAATTTTTTTTGTAAGTCTTGTAGTTTATCAACTGAAGTAGCAACTTGACCTATTAATTGACCAACAACTTCATATGCTCTAGGGTGTTGACCTTCTTTTGCAATGTCAAGTATACCTTGTATTGCCTCTTGTCCTTTTTCAATTAGATTATAATAACTTTCTCTACTATAATCATAATCAGTATTAATATCTTTTTCAACTGCTAATTTTAACTCACCTTCTTTTCTTTCAACAGGTGCTTTAAATTCTTTTTGTTCAGCTATAGGTGTATCAACACCTAATATATCATTGACTCTATCTTCTAATTTACTCATTATGTATCACTTCCACTTGATGGATCATATCTCTTACCATCGGTAAAGAAATCAATTGTAGTTGTAAATCCAAAATCATCATCTGCGTCAGCAGTTTCTGGACTAGGTAATACTACAACTCTTTCCTCTCTTACTAATTGAGGATCTGTATCTGCCCCCAAATCTGCTTGTGCCTTTTTAATAACACCTTGATTGTTCATAGGACCAAACAAGTATGTTTTAGCAGTAAAGTTAATAGTATATATAACGGCTCTACGATTGGTAAATTCACCATCATAACTATCCTCATAATTAATATTTCCTAGTACAATAGGTATATCTCTTTTAATATCTAAATTAGGAACCATATTAACCGTTACCGTGTAATCAGGTTGAAAGTAAGGTAAAATTTGTTCAACTATTTGTAGTCCATCTTCAGCAGTTGCTGTAAAAAGATATAGTTGTAAATCAATATTATAAGGTACTGGTGTATAATTAAAATTAGTTTTCTTTCCATCTTCACCTGATTTAACTTGTGAATATTTTTGAACACGAGTTAATTTTCTACTTGCGTCATAACTTAATCCAGTAATTTCAAAACCCATACGAGGTAAAGATGTTGCAAATTCTCTACTATTCAAATTTGCTTGTTGGTCTAATCTGACCATAAATTTTTCTTTAGGTGCATATGCAAGAGGTACTTTTATTCTAGCAGTTACACCACCTGTACTATTAGTTCTTTGTATAACTACATTATTAAATACTTGTCCAAATGCAACAATAAGTTTTCTTAAACTTTGATTATAAAATCTATTACCTAACATTATGCTGAGTCCTCATCTCCAAAAGGATTTCTTTCTGTAAAGTCTAGTATATCATCCAATGCTGATGATGTATCAAATCCTGCTTCAGTATCTAAATCTGTATTAGCAGCATAAGATGATTGTTGTTGTATAGATGATTCTGTAAAGTCTTCGTTCATTAAAAATTGTGGTTCACCTGTTGATAAATCTTGTTCCATTCTAATTGAACCTTCACCATCTAAAGCAACTTGACCACTTTCTAAAGTAAACTTATAATTTAATTGATCCAGTGTGTACTTGTCTTCAGCACCATCTATAACTTCTAAACCTGTATCAAGTTTCTCACTAGAATATTCCCAACGAGTCACTCTTAATTTGTAAACTGGTAATTGACCTAACGCAAAGAAAGGTTCCTGATCTTCAACAAATTGAATCTCAAAAAATGAGTTCATCAAAGGATAGTAAATTATATCACCTTCGTTTGGTCTACCTGTAGCAATTAAACTATCTTTTAATCCCACGTGATAGTCCCAAGCTCTTTTAGACACCATAAATGTTGTGTCTTCTCTAATCTCTAAACCAAATTTTGAAACTATTTCTTGTTGACCTGCAAAACCTTCAGTTGATTCTACATACATCTCTACCATCCAAGAGTCATCAAAACGAGAAGTTGTATCTTCTCCTAGAATTAAATCTCTATTGACTAGTGTTCTTGGCAGGTAATAAACATCGTGGCCGTAAATCTTTAGCCCCTCTACGATTAAGTCTTCGTAAAGTCTTTTCTCGTTTTGATTACCAATGCCGTTTCCACCTTGAAAGTAATGATTAACTGGCATAGTATTATCCTATCATAAAGGCTGGGTTTAATTCGTAAGTAGTTCTTATTTCTGTTTCTAATTTTTCTATATCAGCAAGTGCTTCAGAATATATTTGTTGTCCATTTAAAGTTACGCCACCAACCATTGCAACTCCATTAAATTTAGATAAGTTAGC